TTTTTTTTTAGTGTTGCTTTTATGCAACTTATAAGTATTAGCTATAATTGTAGCTATTCTCTTGCCTTCCGAGAGTAGCTACACCTGAACAAAATGAGAACAAAAAACAAGCTAGTTAAATCAAGAAAACATTTAGAGTGGGTGGCTTTGAATCACTGTTGTATAAGCTGTGGTTATAGCGAGGTACAAGTAGCACATATCAGACACTTGCCTTCTGGTAATGTGGGTTGGGGAAGGAAAGACGACCGATACTGCGTACCGCTTTGTTTTAAATGCCACCAGCATCAACACACTATGAATGAGAGAGAATTTTGGCGACAAAACAATTTAACGAATCCTATGCAATTTGCTTATCAGTTATGTTTACATTCGCCATGCAAAAAGGTAAAAGAATTTTCCGAATCAACTGATTATTTTAAGGAAGGGAATAATGAATAGTAAAAACGGATTTGTATTATTACATAGAAAAATATTTAATTCTTCAGATTTTAAAAACCAGCAAGATATATCAGTATTTATCTATTTAATGGCTATGGCTTCGCATGAACCTACTACAGTAACATACAGAGGAAAACAGATATTTTTGAATAGAGGTGAGGTTTGTATAGCAGAACGTGATTTGGCTAAAAGATTCAATATCTCAAAAACACAGGTAAAATCCATAATTAGAAGGTTAAAAAGCAACCATAATCTAACTCATAGATTGACCAAACGTCTTGGTATATATGCCATTGTAAAATATGACAAATACCAATCTTTAGAGAAGCAAAGTGACCATAAAGTAACCATAAAACCTTCCACTGAACAATTAAGTAAATTAAATAAATTAAATACTAGTAATACTAGTAGCAATATAATTAAATATAAGAAGATTAGCATAAGAGATCATTTACCTAAATTAAGAAATATTAAAGATATTATTGACACCAAAGACGAATAAATTTAAACCTTTATCCATAGTCATTAGCTAGGTTGTTTAAACGAACTGCAATCATTTATGATTATATCCTTGCCTAGCTAATGATTTAGAAAAGGATAAAATATGAAACTAACTGCAAAACAAAATTATAAAATAATCCAATTAAAAGACAAAGAATATAAGAGTTGGATTCTAAAAAAGCATTATGCCAAAAGAATCTGCTCTGTTTCTTATGCTTATGGATTAATAGATAAAAACTATAATATTTTAGGTATTTGTACTTTTGGCTATCCACCTAATTATAATTATAATAATGGTGCTTGTATTTTTAAAAATATTAAAGTTTTAACATTAGAATTAAACAGATTAGTCATAAATTCTAATAAAGAAAAAAATTTATTAAGTTATTTTGTTTCTAATTGTTTGAAACAACTTCCCAAACCAACTGCAATAGTTTCTTATGCAGACCCTAATAATAATCATCATGGATATATTTACCAAGCCACTAATTGGTTTTATACAGGAGAATCTACACCTAAAAAAAGATACACTTTTGAAGATGGTAGTACATTTGACATAAGACGAGGAATACACACTAAAGGAAAAATAGTAAAAACTGAAAAGTTAAAACCTACATTAAGATATATTTATATTAATGGTAATAAAAAACAAAAAAAGGATATGATTAAAGATTTAAAGTTAAAAATATATGATTACCCTAAAGGCATAAATAAGAATTATAATTGCATAGATATTGAAATGAAAATACAACCAGAATTATTTACTGGAGGTAGTATCTAACAATCGTGCTAGAGAATACGAAAAGACAAAAAAAACTTCCAATGGCTTTACAAAAAGCAATTATGAAGAAAAAAAAGAAAACAAAGAGGAAAAAATAATGCCTTATCACACTACTAAAAAAAAGAAGAAAAAGAAAAAGAAGAAAAAGTAATGGTTAAAGTTGCATCAATTAAAAATATTATTGCTGATCTAAAACCATCACAACAAAAAACTATGAAAAAACACGCAAGGCATCATAGTTTAAAACATATGAGATCAATGGCTAATGCCATAAAAAAAGGTTCATCATTTTCTTCGGCACATACGAAAGCCATGAAAGCAGTAGGTAAATAATGGCAAAAAGAAGAAAAGTACCTAAAGATAAAAAAACCAAAATACCTAAAAAGTATTTATCTGGTTTAAAAGGTGCAAAGAGATCAACTAGAGCATCATTATTAAAACGCATGGCTAGAATGTATAAGGCTGGTATGAGAATACCTATAAGTATGTTTAAAGCGAGAGTGAAGTAATGGCTGTAAGAAAACGTCCACTATCTGCAACTGTTTTGGCAACATTGAAAAAAAAAGCTAAAAGTAAAAAAGGTATTACACTTGGACAACTTAAAAAAGTTTACAGACGTGGACAGGGTGCTTTTTTATCATCTGGTTCAAGACCAAAAATACCTATGGCGGCTTGGAGCATGGCACGAGTAAATTCATTTCTTAGAGGTTCAAGAAAACACGATACAGATTTAAGAAAGAAAAGAAAAAGATAATGGATAGATATACTAAAATAGATTATGATTTCACACCTGAAAGCCATACAGTTAACAATTCATCTGCACAATCAAGCGTAGTTACTACTGGATCAGGCAGAATAAGATTAGCGGCTACAACGACTTGTCACGTAAAGTTTGGTTCAAACCCAACAGCAACAACAAACGATCCACTACTACCAGCAGATCAAGTAGAAATATTTGAATTTAAATCAGGTGATAAAGTTGCATTTATTCATCATGGTACAGGTAGTGGTAAAATCAACATATCGGCAGTAGATTAATGGCTATTACAACTGCATCAATGTTATCTGAATTATTTACAAAGAAATTTGCAAAAGGCAGATACAAAATAAGAAAAAGCAAGACAGAGGCAAAGCGTAAAAAGAAAAAGAAAAAATGATTGATGCGTTATTGTTTATATGCACCATCATTATTTTTTTAGACTATATGCACAAGTCTTACGTTACCAAAGACCCAGATGATCCTGAAACCCAAAGATGGATTGCTGAGATAGAAGCTGAAAAACGCAGAGATAAATTTAAGGACAAAGACGAGTGAGAAAACCTACAACATTTAAGTTTGGGCATAGACGAGTTAAAATTAAATACATATCAGATAAAAAAGCAAATAAGCTAGGCATCTATGGACAAATAGAGCCAAGTAAAAATGAGATAGTATTAGACAAGACTCTTAAACCAACACAACTTATAAACACCCTATTACATGAATCAGTGCATCTTATAGCAGATCATTACCATTGGAATTTACCAGCTAAAGAAGAAGAAATGGTGTCTGAAACTGTTATCAATGGCTTATGTGATTTGTTTTCACAGAATCCTAAATTATTAGATTACCTTGCATATTCACTAAAAAAAGATTAATTGATTAGTAACGATTACATATCGGTTAATTATGGCTAAGAAAAAAGAAATCATCACTGTACCCAATAAACAAATGGGCAGACCTAGATTTGAGTTTACAGAAGAACGATTAAGGCAAATTTATGACCTTGCGAGTTTTATGTGTAATAAGCAAGAAATTGGTACTATTATTGGTTGTTCACACGATACGATTGAAAGAAATCCAAAAGCTATGGAAATGTATAGAACTGGTGTTGCCAACGCTAAAGCAACTATTAGAAGAACACAGTTTAAAATTATGCAACAGATGAACTCTAGTAGTATGGCGGCATGGCTTGGTAAAGTTTATCTTAAACAAGACAAAGAAGATGATGATGATGATCATAAACCATTACCACTCGGAGATGTGATTGATTTGTAATAAATAATATAATAGGAAATATACATGGCTAAATATAGAGGAAAATCAGTTAAACTTAATAAACCAATGCGTGGTGACGTTAAGAAGTTTAAAGTATTTGTAAGAAATAAATCTACAGGCAGAGTTCAAAAGGTAAATTTTGGCAGTAAAGAAATGTCAATTAAAAAACATATCCCAGCAAGACAGCGTAGTTTTTTAGCTAGAATGGGTGGAGTTTTGAAACAAGTCAAAGGGCAAAAATCTTTAAGTCCAGCATTTTGGAGTATGAAAGCATGGCGTAAAGGTTTTAAAGTGTGAAAACTTTTATTCTTATGATGCATATGATGGTATATGATCCTGATCTACAAATGATGCGTGGTATCACTTTCTTTGAACCAGAAATACCTAAGTACGAAA